AATACAAACAGATGATTTTTATACTATTGTTATTAATAAAAGTCAGCAATATGTAAAAATAGATCCATTGTTAAGAGAATATAGAGATACAGTGAAAAGTTATCAGCAAGTAGTAAAGCAATTAATAGAAATAACAAAAGGCGAAGTTGTTGATAAAGATGATTTATTAAAAAAGTTTTTACAAAAGGATTAAAATTTGAAAAATTATATATTAGAATATAGTAATTTAATTAAATCTAAAAAAATAATTGTTTCTGCTAAAATTAAAAAACAAATTGATAAACTTGTTTTTGATATTAATAATCCAAAGGAATATTATTTTGATTTAAAAAAAGCTAGTAAACCTATAGAATTTATTGAAACATTTTGTAAACATTCAAAAGGTCAGTGGGCTGGAAAAAATGTAGTTTTAGATTTATGGCAGAAAATGATTATACAAGCAATATTTGGCTTTGTTGATAAAGATGGTTTTAGAAGATATAGAGAAGTTCTTTTAGTAGTAGCACGTAAAAATGGTAAATCTACTTTATTATCAGCTATTGCTTTATATTTACTTTTTGCAGATAAAGAGGGTGGAGCACAAATCTGTTGCGTAGCATCTAAAAAAGACCAAGCTAGAATTGTATTTAATGAAGCTAAAAATATGGTAGCACAGTCGCCAACTCTTGTAGAACATATTAAAAAAAGAAAAAGTGATTTATATTTTCCTTTGACTTTTTCAACACTTGAACCTCTCGCAAGTGATTCTAATACTCTTGATGGATTGAACGTTCATGGAGGAATTATTGACGAACTTCACTCTATAAAGGATAGAAATTTGTATGATGTTATAAAACAATCAACTACAACTAGACAACAACCATTAATTTTAATGATAACTACTGCTGGTTTTGTTCGCGAATGCATATATGACGATATGTATGAATACGGAGATAACGTATTAAATGATGTAATTAAAGATGATAGATTTTTACCTTTAATATATGAACTTGATAGTAGAAGTGAGTGGACGATTCCTAAAATGTGGCAAAAAGCAAATCCAGGATTATCTACAATTAAAGATTTAGAAGCTTTAGAAGAAAATGTTGCAAGAGGAAAAAACGATAGAAAGTTTTTGCCGACATTATTAACAAAAGATTTCAATATTAGAGAAACTGGAGTAAATTCTTGGTTATCATTTGAAGCAATCAACAATCAAGAAACTTATAATATTAATAATTTTAAAGATATATATGCAGTTGGAGGTGTGGACTTATCATCAACAACCGATTTAACTTGTGCAACTATTATTTTTAAAAAAGAAGAACAATTTTATGTTGCTCAAATGTATTTTATTCCAGAAGATAAAGTAGAACAAAAAGAAAAAGAAGATAAAGTGCCATATAAAATATGGGAAAAGCAAGGATATGTACGTTTTTGTCCTGGGAATAAAGTAAATTATAGTGATGTAACAGAATGGTTTATAGAATTAAGAGATACATACAAGATATATACTTTATGGATAGGATATGATCCTTGGGGTGCTAGTATGTGGGTTGATGAAATGAAAAGAAATGGCTTTCAAATGCTAGAAGTAAGGCAAGGAGCAAGGACAATGTCTTCACCAATGAAATTATTATCAAGTGAATTAGAAGCTAAAAAACTTAATTATAATAACAATCCAATTCTAAAGTGGTGTTTAACAAATACTCAAATTGAAGTAGATAAAAACGAAAATATAAGACCAGTTAAGGGTAGAAATACAAAACAAAGGATAGATGGAGCTGTAGCCTTAATTGATGCATATGTTATTCTGCAAGAAAAATGGGAAGACTACATCACAATGACTAATTATTAACACTTTTATTGATAAATAAAGGTGTTTTTTATGTCATTAAGTTTCCCACAATTCCCATTTTAATTATGATATAAGTATATTTGAGAAGTATAAATTAGAAAGGAGATAACTAGATGGGGCTATTTTCTAAATTATTTGAAAAAAGAAAACTACAAATATTAACTAATGATTTTAGAGTTCTAAACGGTTATACTCCAGCATTTACTACTTACAATGGTGGTTTATACGAAATGGAAGTAATCAGAAGTGTTATTTCATCTATTTCTAATCATTGTAGTAAATTAAATCCAGTGATAAATGGAAACAATAAACATAAAAAACTTTCTAAAATATTGCAAACAAAACCTAATAAGTTAATGACTACGCAACAATTTTTAGAAAAATTAGTAAATATACTTCTAATAGAAAATAATGCATATATTGTTCCAATTTATAGTGATTATTATGAATCTAATATTGTTGGAGTATATCCGATAAGAAGCATAGATGCAAAGATTATAAAATATGAAGATGTTGATTATTTAGTTTATAAAATTGGAAACGAAGATTTTGCAACTGAATATGAAAAAGTAGGACACTTAAGAAATAATTTTTATTCTAAAGATTATCTTGCAGATGGTAATTCACCACTTAGAAATACACTTGATTTAATTAATTTGCAAAATCAAGGTGTTAAAGAGGGAATAAAAAAAGGTGCTTCGATTAGATTTCTTGCAAGACTTACAAATACAATAGCACCAGAACATTTGAAAAAAGAAAGACAAGCTTTAACTGAGGCAAATCTTGGAATTGATAATTCTGGTGGAATAATGATATTTGATAACAAATATTCTGATGTTAAAGAAATATCTTCAAAACCATTCATAATTGATAATGAACAAATGAAGAATATAAACAATAATATATTCAATTATTTTCATATCTCTGAAGCAATACTTCAAAATAAAGCAAATGAGGATGAATGGAATGCATTTTACGAGGGGAGAATAGAACCTATATCACTTCAAATAAGTCAAGTACTAACAAATATGTTATTTACTGATAAAGAATTAGAGAAAGGATATGGAGTAACATTTGAAAGTTCTAGACTTCAATTTGCAAGTAATAAAACAAAATTAGATTTTACTACTCAAATGTTTGATAGAGGTCAATTGACTATTAATCAATCATTAAGTATTTGGAATTTACCGCCAGTTGTTGATGGAGATAAAAGATATATAAGAAAAGAATATACAGAAGTAAATAATCTAGATAAGGAGGTTATTGAAGATGATGAAACAAGTTGAAAATGCAAAAGTTTCTAATATAGAAATGAAAAAAGCAAATTTAGATATCAAGCCTAAAAAAAGAATAGTATTAAAAGAATATCATTCTAAGGAATATTTAAGCAAAATAGAACAAGCACAATCAGAAAAAGTGCTTTTTATTTTACCAAACGGAAAGGAGTACACAAATGAAAAACAAAGAAGTTAGATTTTTTAGTGAATCTGTTAAAGTTAGATCTGAAGATGAAAATAAAATGATAATTGAGGGATACGCTGTTACTTTTGACAGTCCTGCAACTCATAATTTCTTTGGTGAAGATTATACAGAAATAATAGATAAAAAAGTATTTGATAATTGTAGGATGGATGATGTGCCATTGAAATATAATCACGATGATAGTCATTTAATTCTAGCAAGAACAAGAAATAAATCGCTTCAATTAACAATAGATGAAAAAGGTTTAAAAATAAGAGCAGAATTAATAGATACAACATCAAATGTAGATATTTATAAATCAATTAAGAGTGGTTTATTAGATAAAATGAGTTTTGCCTTTACTGTATCAGATGAAGAATATGATAGAAAGACAAATACTCGAAGAATTACTGGTATCGACTGTCTGTATGATGTGAGTGTGGTGGATACTCCATTCTATGATACGACAGAGGTATATGCTAGATCAATTAAAGATAATTTGGATAAAGAGTCTTTAAAGTTGGATAACTTAAGATCTAAAAAAAGACTTTTAGCAAATAAGTTAAGAGTTAGAAAAATGATTTTAGAAAATATGGAGGTAATAAAATGAAAGAAAGAGTAGAAGAAATCATTAAAAGACTTCAAGAAATAGTAGCTGAACTTGAAGATGAAAATACAGATGAAGCAAAAACAAAAGAATTAGAGGAAGAAAGTAAAAGTCTAATTGAAGAGCAAAAAAGTTTAATGGCAAGTGTAGAAAAGAGAAAACAAACACTTGAAAAAGTAAAAAGAGGTATAGTTGGAACAAAAGTAGAATCAGAAGAAAGAAAGGATAATAATATGGATGCTAAAAAAGTATATAGAAGTGCATTTTTCAAAAAATTACAAGGTAAGGAATTAACAGAAGAAGAAAAAAGAGCATTAACAACTGAAAGTACAAGTGCAGGTGCAGTAGTACCAGAAGAAACAGCAAAAGAAATTATAAAAAAAATAACAACAATAGCACCAGTATTAAATGATATTACATTATTAAAAACAAAGGGAAATGTAAAATTTGCAGTAGAGGGAGTAAAAACTGAAGCAAATAAGCATGGAGAAAATGCTTCAATTAATTCAGATAATGATACTTTAGTAGAAGTAAGTTTAGCTGGATATGAAGTTACAAAGAAAATTCAAATATCAGACAGTGTAAAAACTATGAGTATCGATTCATTTGAAACTTGGTTAGAAGATATGATTGCAGAAATGGTTGCTAAGAAATTATCAAATTTAATTTTCAACGGTACTGGAAATGGAGAAGCTAAAGGAATAACAAAAATAACTTATAATGCATCTAATCAAGTAAAAGCAACAACAATAACATCAGATTTAATAAGAAAAGCAGTTGGATTATTACCATCTGGATATGATGCAGGTGCAAAAATGTATATGAATAAGAAATTCTTATTTAATGATTTATTACCATTACAAGATAACGCTAAAAATGAATTAGTAAGAATAGTAGATGGAAAATACTATGTATATTCATATGAAGTATCACTTGATGATTCAATTGCAGATACTGAAGTATATTTAGGAAATATGAAAAAATATGTTGGAAATTTACCAGAAGATGTAAATGTTAAGAGTGCATATGATATTGACACAAATAGTTATAAATATTTAGGTGTTGCAATTTTTGATGGTAAACCTGCGATAGAAGAAGCATTTGTTCAAATTAAAAAAGGTGCATAGAAATATATAGGAGGAGATAGCAATGTTAGAAAAAATAAAACTATCATTAAGAATAAGTAATGATGCTTACGATAATGAGATACAAGATGAAATAAATTCTTGTAAAAAAGATTTAGAAATATCTGGCATTGCTAAATCTTTAATTAAAGAAGATGATCCATTGATAATTAAAGCAATAAAACAATATGTTAAAGCAAGTTTTGGTTATGATAATCCTGATTCTGAAAAGTTTAAAGAAAGTTATAAACTACTTAAACAACATTTAGCAATAGTTTATAAAGAAGAGGATTAATAGTATGTTTTTCAAAGATGTAGGCTATTTATGTAAAGAAATTCAAACTTTAGATAAATTAAAAAGACCAAGAGTATCATACAAAGAAGAAAAAGTATTATGTAATGTCAAATCAATAGGATACACAGAATTTTATCAAGCTCAAAGTGTTGGATTAAGACCAGAAATAAAAGTTCAGTTGAGATTAGTTGATTTAGATGATGTAACTCATTTTAAATATCAAGATAAGCTTTATAAAGTTATAAGATTTTATAAAAAAGAAGATATTAGTGAAATAATATTAACATCTATGGTAATTGATAATGAGTAAAGAACCTAAAATAGAATTTATTGATAGATCTACTGAAACTTTTAAAACAATGCAAAAATTATCAAGAAAAGGATTGCGTGAAGCTGGGAAAATAGTAACTAAAATAATACAAGATGATTTAAATGCTAAACATAAACATACTGGAAATATGGCGAAAGCCGTGAAAGCACGAATTAAAGTTGATAAAGAAAGTGGAATACCTTTTATGGAATTAGGATATCTTACTCGTAAGAATATGAAAAAGAAGTATGGTATTAAATATTTTGTTAATCCATCTTGGTTAGAATTTGGCACCTCATCTCATATTATTCAAACAAAACAAAAAAAGAGTAAATCTATAATTAAACTTTTAAGTTATGAATTAAAAGATTATAAAGGTAGAAAATTTGGTTTTGAGGTGAAACATCCAGGTGAAAAAGGTATTGATTTATTAAGAAGTACAGTATTCAGTAATGTTGATAAGATAAAAGAATGCGAAAACGAAGCACTACAAGCAATAGAACAAATGAGGATAGAAGCAGGAATGAGTGTTGATGTTGATTATGAGGAGGAAGAAGTTGGCTAGTTTATTTTTAGAAAAAATTATAGAAAAAATCAATGAAATTTATCCTTGTTATTACGAAGAAGTTCCAAGCGGTGCATCATTTCCATTTTGTGTTATTCCAACGATAAATATCAATGATTTAGATATGGGAAAAACAATAATGTTTACTATTGAGATATACAATAATAAATTATCAAAGATTATATCTGAAGATATAATGCAAAATTTAGAAAAGCAATTAGATAGATATCATTATATTGATGATACTATTGCATTTCATATAGGTTGGGACAACTCACGAAGTGTTAAATCACTAGAACAAGATTTAATAATTAAAGAAGTGTCATTGACCGCAAGAATATTTAATATAGGAGGTTAAATATGGGATTAATTAGATTGACAAAAGGTCAAACAGAAAAAATTCAAATTGATGAAGGTATTGTAGTAGTAGATTTAGGAGAAACTTCAGAGAAAGTTCTAGGTCCTACAAGGGGTGGAGCAGAATTTACTGCAACTCCTACAATTAGAGATATTGAATATGATGGAAGAAAAGGGAAAACAAAAGGATTACAAGTCAAAGATGGTGAAGATGTTTTATTAAAGGTTGCCTCACTTGATTGTAGTCAAGAAGTTTTAAAACTTGCAATTCCTAATTCAAAATTAGAACAAACAACAAAAGAAATCAAACAAGGCGAATTTGGATTGATTAAAGAAGATAATTATTTAAAAAATGTAGCAATAATTACAAAAACCTTAGATGGAAAATTTAAAATATTAACTTTAAAAAATCCAATGCACGAGGGAGCATTTGGTTTCAAAGCAACATCAAAAGCAGAAAATGAGCATAATTTAGAATTTATCGGTCATTATGATTATACAAATCCAGATGATCCAATTTGGAGCGTTAAAGATGCCGACACAAACCCAATAGTTGGCTAGAACCAACTATTTTTTATTAGGAGGAGAAAAATGAAAAAAATAGAAACAGAAATAATTATGTCTTTAAGCGAAATTATAGACAAAATGGGTATTGCTAATGAATTAAAACAATTAGAAGTAAATACAGGAGATGAAAAAAAGGATTTAGAAAAATTAGGTCAAGAAGTTATTATTTTAATATTCACTAAATTATATAAAGTAAAAGATGAGGTTTATGACTTAATTTCTAAATATAAAAAAATTTCTATAGAAGAAGCAAAAACAGAAGATGCTATAGGTATATTTAAAGAAATATTAAATATTGATGGTGTAAGAGATTTTTTATCATAAATGTAGGACTTGGAACACCAATGATCCTACACATTTTATATAAGTATTATGGGGGTATTGCTTTTTTTGAAAATAAACCAATTTCTCTTTTAAATAATTGTATAAATTATGGAATTAAAAAAGAACAAGAAATACCAAAATTAATATATGAAATATTTAAATATATATCTGGGCAATCAAGTGAATTAGAAGCAGAACCTATCAATAAACATATGAGAAGTAGAGAAGAAATATTAAAAGATTATGGAATGATATAGGAGGTAGACTATGGCAAAATTATTCAGTTTATTTGGTGAAATTGTTATTGATAATAACGATTCAAGAAAAAAAATAAATGAAACTATTAAAACAGCTAAATCTGCTTCCAGTAGTTTCAAAGAACAATTTGGAAAAGTAGCAAAATCAGCAGTGAAAATAGGTAGTGCAGTTGTAGGAACTGGAAGTGCTATTGTTGGAAGTTTAACAGCTATGGCAAATAAATCAGCAGATACTGCTGATCAATTTGATAAAGCAAGCTTAAGAACTGGAATAAATGTTGAAGAATTACAAAGATTAAAATATGCTGCAGGTCAATCTGGTATAGAGCTTGGAAGTTTAGAAAAATCTGCTAAGAAAATGAATGAAAGATTGAGCGAAGTTGCTACTGGAAATAAAAAATCAAGTGAAATGTTTGAAAAATTAGGTGTATCAGTTAGAGATTCCAATGGTAATATGAGAAGTTCTACTGATATTTATAATGATGTTCTAAACAAACTTGCTGATATGGGAGATACAGCAGAAACAACAGCTTTAGGAACTGAATTATTTGGTAAAGCATTTGTCGATATGAAACCATTACTAGCTGAGGGTTCAGATGGAATAAAAGCTTTAAAAAATAATGCTGATAAACTCGGAATAGTGATGAGTGAAAAATCAGTTAAAGCAGGAGTAAAATTTGGAGATACAATGGCTGATATAAAATCTTCAATTGGTGGAATATTAAATAATATAAATGGTGCATTATTTCCAGTAATTCAAGAGGTTTTAGACTTAGTTATTAAAAATTTGCCTACAATTCAGAGTTTATTTACTGGATTAGCTCCAGTTTTAGGTGGATTATTAAAAGGATTATTGCCACCACTAATTGAATTAGCAAAAAAAATATTTCCAATATTACTCAAGTTATTTAATAAAATAATGCCTTTTATTTCAAAATTGATAGAAGCAATATTACCAATAATAATTAAATTGTTAGAAATGTTATTACCACCTATATTACAAATAGTAGAAATGGTTTTACCAATATTATTAAAGTTAATTGAACCATTATTGCCATTACTAAAACCTATTTTTGATTTGTTATCTCCATTTATTGAATTGTTTGTAGAACTTTTAAAGCCTTTAATAGATTTAATTAATTTAATACTACCTCCACTAATAACATTACTTAAAGTAATTTTAGAGCTTATATTGCCACCTCTCCAATTAGCATTTAGCGTTATTGCTGGGGTAATCAAAGCAAGCTTAGGTGGAGCATTTGAATATATTAGAAATCAAGTACAAGTAGTAATGAATATTTTTAACAATATAATTGATTTTATTAAAAATGTCTTTACTGGAAATTGGAAAGATGCATGGGAGAATGTAAAAAATATATTTAAGAATATAGCACAAGGTTTAGGAAATATTTTTAAAGCACCGATTAATTTTATAATTGATATTATAAATGGATTTATCAAAGGATTAAATAAAATAAAAATACCAGATTGGGTACCAGGTGTTGGTGGAAAAGGTATAAATATAGGATTAATTAAAAAATTAAGAGTTGGTATGGATTATGTTCCATATGATGAAATGCCAGCAATTCTTCATAAAGGAGAAAGGGTGTTAACATCAGATGAAAACAAAGAATTTATTAAAAGGCAAAAAGAGCCAAAAGAAGAAAAGCAAGTAATTTATAACAATAATATTAATATTGAAAAATTAGAAGTGAGAAAAGATGATGATATTGAACAAATAGCTAAAGAATTATTTTTCTTAATGAAAAAGGAGGTAGATGTATAATGGAGACATTTAAATTTAAAAATGTTAATTCAAATGATTTAGGAATTATTGTTAAAGAAATGCCTCCAATAATTCGAGCTGAAAGAAATATAGAATCTATCGAAATTGCAGGAAGAAATGGAAATCTATATATTGATAACAATACTTATAAAACCAAAAAATATCAAATTAATTGTATTTTAAAGAATTTAGATCATGTAGATGAAATTAAATCTTTATATCTTGGCAAGGGGAAATTAGAATTATCAACGGAACCTAATCGTGAATATGATGCAGTAATTAGTAATAAAATAGATATATCTAAATATTTACAATATTTAAGAGAATTTCCTTTAGAATTTGAATTAAATCCAATTGCTTATTCTATTAATGAAAAGATTATTGAAATAACAAAATCTCAAAATATTAGTATTGATGGAAACACTAATGCTAAATTAATTCTAATAATTTTTGGAGTAGGAACAGTTACTATTAACAATATACCTGTTACAGTTACTGAATCTGAAGTTGTCATAGATTGTGATCTTATGAATTGTACTAAAAATAATATGAATAAAAATGATAAAGTTGACTTAGAAGAATTTCCATATTTAAAAAATGGAGAAAATGCTATAACTCTTGGAAGTGGAATAACAAAAATTAAAATAATTTATAAGGAGGGATGGCTATGATAACTATTTATAGTAAAAACATCCCTCTTTCAATAAATAATTTTCAAAATTTAGGCTATGGCGTATTAAAAGATTTTACTGAAGAACCTAAAATAACGGAAGTTTTAAATGCAGAATATAATCTTGAATTTAAATATGTTAAAAATGGATTTAATAGCGAATATTTAATTGAACAAAACATTATTAAAGCAAATGGTCAATTATTTAGAATTTGGCATATAAAAAAAGAATTGAATAGTATTTATATACTTGCAAAACACATCATATTTGACTTGCAAAAAAACTTTGTCGAAGATACATATCCACAAAATAAAACAGGACATGAAGCATTAGAATGGGTATTAAACAATACTCAATATCCTAATAACTTTTCAGTAAGTGGTAATACTGTAAAGATACAATCAGCAAGATACGTTAGAAAAAATCCAATTGAAATAATATATGGTAGTGATAATTCGATTTTAAAAAGATTTGGTGGAGAATTAGAAATAGATAATTTTCACATTAAATTATTAGAAAAAAGAGGCAGTAGTAATAAATTATTTTTAAGACAAGGTAAAAATATTATTGGTGCTACATATAACTTAGATTTATCTACAGTAGCAACACGAATTATTCCTCAAGGTAAAGACGGCTTATTTTTACCAGAAAAATATATTGATAGCTCATTTATTAATAATTATTTTAATCCATTTATTTATAAATTAGATTTAACAGATATTGGAGTAGATGAAGAAACTTCTCAAGAAGAAGCATTTCAAAAAATGAGAGAGACAGTATTGGAAATGTATAAAAATGGGATTGATAAGCCTAAAATATCGGTTGAAATTGACTTTGTTGAATTATCAAAAACAGAAGAATATCAAAATTATTCTAATTTAGAAACTGCACACTTAGGAGATACTGTAAATTGTTATATTCCAACTTTTAATTTAAATATTGAAACAAGAATTGTAAAAACTATTTATAATTGCTCAAAAAATAGAATAGAAAAGTTAGAACTTGGCTCAATCCAACCTAATTTTGTTAGAACTACAGTTGAAAATAAAGCTGAGATTAATAATTTTATGAATGAAGCAAATCCAGTAAATATTTTATCTAAAGCAAAAGAAGAGGCTTCTAAATTACTTAAACATCCATTCAAAGGCTATATTTCTATTAATGAAAATACTGGCGAAATGTATTTAATGGATAATCCAGATATCAACAAAGCAGTTAAAGTATGGAAATTTGGGCTTGGTGGAATAGGATATTCGAAAACGGGTATTAACGGAACTTATGAAACTGCAATTACTTCAAATGGAGAAATAGTAGCAGACTTTATTAAAACTGGGCAATTAAATACATCAGTTATTGCAGGATATTCTCAACTTCAAAATCAAGTTACACAATTAAAATTCAATGTTGATAGTATTGAAAGCCAAGTTGTTAATAATATTAATTTAACAAAAGAAATAACTAAAAAAGGAACATATATTGCAAATAAAGCACTTGCGAGAGATAGCTTGGAGTTTAAATTATATGGAAGTGAAGAAAAATATAACAATATTTATCCTGGTGAAGTAACTTATCCATTTAATCAATTAAAATTAGGAGGTTTAAAAAATGATTTATACAATTGAAATTTCTCAAGAAAATAATAAAAGAGAATATAATCTTGAAGTTTCTAGACCTTTGTTATTTTTAGGTGATATAAGTGATGAAATAGTAATTATAGGAGGGCATGCTACTTTATACAGAAAAATAGGAATTAGTAAATATGGGAAATCATATTTATTAGAAACACCAAAACTAGAAGAATTAATTAATGGTCAAGATACAAATATAGAACTATTTGATGGTGATAACCAGATAAGAATCATAGGTAGTAATGGGAAATCATATATTAAATATCTTTTAAAAAATGATTTTAATGAAACTTTTGCAACTAAAGTAGAATTATCAACATCAATTACACAAGCAAACGATAGAATTACATTAGTGGCAAGAAAAAAAGTAGGTAAGGATGAAGTTATATCAAGTATAAATCAAAGTCCAGAGCAAATAACTATAAAGGCTAATAAATTAAATTTCCAAGGTAAAACATTTAATTTAACAGCGGAGGATATGGGTATTGTTTCAAATAATTTTTCAGTAGATAAATGGGGTAATATGACTGCTAACAATGGTAATTTTAGAGGTAATATTAATGGTTCTTCAATTAGTGGAGGGTCAATAACTGGAACATCAGTTAGTGCATCTTCAATTAGTGGAGGATCTATAAACGGTTCTTATTTAAATGGTAATTCTATAAATGGTGGTTCTATCACAATAGGAGCGAATTTTTTGGTTAATAACCAAGGTAAGGCACAATTATCTAATAGTACTGGTTATTTATCTTTTCTAAGTTCTCTCCATCCTTATGTAAGTGCTTTGAATATTGCTAGAAGTGGTCTTAATGCAATATCATTCAGAGACGCAACAAATCAAAACTCTGTAGGAAATCAAATAGCTAACATAGGTATTACTAATGGTGGTGATGCACTGTTAACGTTTAAAAGTAATACAGGTATGCAATTTATCACAGGTAATACAGCTTATATATATTTATGGTCGCAAGTTAAATTAGTTGCAGATGGTTCAGCAAGTTGTTGGGCTACTGGAAATGGTGGTAAAACAGGAAGAATACAAACAGATGGTGGAAATGCATCAAGTAAGATATTAAAGAAAAATATCAAAAAATTTAGCAAATTAAAATATCAAAAAGCACTAGACATTTTAAATTCAATTAATATATATGATTATGAGTATAAATATAATTTATATGATAAAAGAAAACAGTATGGTTTCATTATTGATGAAATTGAAGAAATAGATGGTTATGAGAATTTTTTCGATTTTACTGATGAATATGCACAAATAGATGGTGAAAATATAGATCCATCAGTTATGGAACAAGAAAAATTTAATAAAAACTCTAAAGAAATAGTACATTATAAACAATATGATACCAACGTCTTAGATAAATACTTATTAACCTGTATAAAAGGTTTACAACAAGAGGTTAATAATTTAAAAGAAGAACTAAAAAGTATAAAGGAGGTAATAAATGGCAATTAATATTATATGGAAAGACAGAAAAATGGTTAATCCACGAAAAATAAAACTTAAAAATATAGAAACTGGTAAAATTGTTGACTATGAAATACAAGATGATTTGGAAAATATTCTTGAAGAAAGTGATACACCACTAAATGCGACAACATTAAATTTAATGACAAATGCTATAAATGAGCAAATGGATAGGTTTGATAATTTTACAGCAAAAGTTAATGAAGATTTAAATAATTTTAAAACAACAAAAGAAAGTGAATTAAACGAATGGAAAAAAAATTATAAAGCAGAGTTTCAAAATGAATTAAGTAATTTAGGTAGTAATTATCTGCAAGTAATTGCAGTTGAAGAATATGAAGTTGAATAAGGAGAAAAAATGAATGAAAGTAGCAAGATTAAATAAAAAAATAATTACTGAAGATATTTATAAAAAAACATCAGAAAATAAGATGGAAAAATTTGATGATTATTTAGAAAAAATAGGTAAAAAGAAAGTAGCAGCATGCACTTTAAATCAAAGATACAATCATCAACATTTAGTTGCGTGGAGTCCAACTAAAATTAATTTAACCAACTTTAAAACAACAAGTTCAAAATTACAATTTGAAAATAATCAAATAAAAATTGGTAAAGGTATTGCAAAAGTATTAGTTAGTGGTCAAATAGCATTTTGGAAAGGTAATAATCCAGCTCTTGATTTTGTACAAGCAGATATTTTATTGAATGGGATATCAAAAGCATTTTGTACGATAATTCAAAATGATATTTATCAACTGTCATGTTTACTAACTCCTATTTTATTGGAAGTGAAAGAAAATGATTTGATTGGATTAGGAGCTTCATTTGGATCTAAACTACAAACTTTTGGAGTACTAGAAAACGGAACATATTTAACAGTAGAAGTGATTGAATAGAAAGAAAATAAATATGGAATTGAAAATATTAATTGGTATTATTGGAAGTATTTTGGGATATATTTTTGTCGAAGTAATAGAGTAGGAAGGTGATAAAAGTGGTTGCAATAATGGTGGCAATAATTTCAACAATTGGAGTTATCGCTCAAACATGGATTTCAAAGCAAAGTGATATGAGAAACGCAGAAGTTGTAAAAAAGAATGAAGATTTATTAGAAAAAATTGAAAGCAATCGGAGAGAATTAATCAACAAAATTGATTATATAGGGGTATCTGATTGCAAGAATTTTCTAGTCACAATGTTTGGAAAGATAGATAGTGGAAAAACTTTGAGCACAGAAGAAATAAAACGATTATATGAAGTTTATGATGTCTATGCAAATGAATATCATAAAAACTCATATATTCACGATAAGTTTGAAAAATTAAGGGAGGAAAAGAAAATATGATTAATTTAATAACAGGATTAATTTCAGCAATGTTAGCAAATATATTACTTGGAACAACTTTAGCAAAATTAAAAGAAGAGTTTAAAAAGAAAAAATTTATAGATGGGATATTTAAAGCAATAACAATAGCGGTTGCTATAATTTTAATGTTAGTGTGTGGTAATTATAATAAAGAATTAGTTATTAATTTACAAGGAATTAAATTATCAATAAATGAGGCTATAATACTATTGTTTAAGACAACTTTAATTGCTTATATAACAAAAGATATTAAGGCAATAATTGACTTATTTGGGATTAAAATATCAAAAGAAGAAAATATTATAAATATTGAAAGAAGTGAAAACTAATGTTAAGAAATAAGAAATATATATCTAATACAGGGCAACAATATTTTATGTGTCCTGTTGAATATTTTAGAATAACACAAGGAAGTAATATAGGAACTCATTTAGGAACAAAAGCAGTAGATTTAGGCACTAGAGAGAATAAAAATGACCCATATTTTGCTCCTGCTGATGTAATTTGTAGATGGATTTATCCAGCAAGTGGGGAGGCAATCTGGACAACTTGTAATGATGTGATATGTGCTAATGGATATGTAGGGAAAATTTCATTTATAACTGTGCATAATGATAATTTCTCTTCCAGAGTAGGGCAAATTGTAAAACAATCTGAATACCTTGGCAGTATGGGAACAAAAGGAAACGCGACAGGGCAACATTTGCATATAGAATTCACACCAACTGAAAATTATAATTTTTCACGAAATAATTATGGGATATGGACTTTTGTAAATGGTGAAAATTATATAGATGATTTGTGCTATTTTGATGATACTGAAATAGTAGATTATCCAGGACTAGAAGCAAAATACATACCACAAGTTGAGATAAATAAATCAACTTATTTAGGAACACCAGTTGCAAGAAATGAAAATGTAAATCAATTAGAAGTTTTAGCAGATAATCTAAGAATTAGAAATGCCCCAAATGGCGAAGTTTTAGGTTATGCAAATAAAGGAATATATAATTCTCTAGAAATAGTCTCTAATAATAATTTAAATTGGCATAAAATTGATACTGATATGTGGATTGCGTTTGGTGATTGGGCAAATTGGTACCCTAAAAAAGAAGAAGTTAGACCTCAACCAAAAATAGAAGATACTTTACCAAAAATTATAGATATATCTCATCATAATAATATAGATAGAATAGATGCTGATTATGTATTTATAAAATTGACTGAGGGTATAGGATATAAAGACAATAAAGCAGAAGAGTTCTATAATATGGCTTTATCTCAAAATAAAAAAATAGGACTATACCACGTTTGTAGATTTGATAATATAGAAAATACACCTGAACTAGAGGTAGAGTGGTTCTTATCACAAATTAAGCCAAATACTTATCTTATTTTAGATATTGAGCCAAATTATGCAGGAGTAAACAAAATAGATACATCTCGTATATTAGCTTGGCTAAAATTAGTTGAAAAAAAAGCAGGGGTAAAGCCTCTAATTTATATCAATGAGAATATGGAAAATAACGCAAATTGGGGAGAAATAATAAACTACCCATTGTGGATTGCAAAATATTCTAAAAATAAGCCTAATTTAAAGAATTGGTCCAATTTTATTGCTTGGCAATTTAC